GTTTCAGAGAAAAATTTATCTTGGATAATCCCGTCGAAAATAAGCTTTTTCTCGCTTAATAAAATGCCCTCATTCCATGAATAAAGCCTTATTCTTTTATTTTCAAAAAACAATATGTCGAAAATGTCATCAAACCCGCCGTCAGTATTATGAAACTTAACGCTAGTATTTGACTCTAAGGCGATTCCTATTTGTTCCTCATCTAGCTGTTTCGTTATTGGGGAGTTTGACCTCAGCGCCCCCTCATAGTGAACGTCCGAGCCATTAGACAAATCAAAAGGTAAATCCAGAGGGGCGTTTGCATAGAATAATCTAAAATCAGCCACGACGTTTTTGGTATTTGGGTTTGAGTCGTCTGAAGTTCTGATATAACAGATTGACGTTTCTGGATCATAATACCATTCCCCGGAATTTAGGGCCGCACTTGAAGCCTCGGTTAAAGAGGTGGTCGATTCTTTTATATCAACTACAAAATGATTCGTTGTCCTTTTGTAAATTGCGCCACTGTCTAGGGTCCAAACTAAAAGCCGCTGGCTCGGTTCAACCCAGCACAAAACCAGTTTTTCACTTCTTGTTTTTGCCGCATAATTAGAATAAGTGGTCATTTAACTCGCCTTAATAATTCTTTAATATCTTGCTTTATTTCTCTTAAATCTTCTTTGTTATGATTAGCCTCCGACTCGATGAGGATAATCTTCTCTGAGTTTTTATTTACTTTAGAATGAACAAAGCCGCCAAAGGCTAAGAGTATAGGAATTAACATAACTATAATAATTGTTTCAGCGGCTAATTTTTTCATATTAATTTCCCTTCTTCTCGCTCATTATTGGACTCCATGGCAGATAACATTTACTTCCGAATCTATTAAAGTGTCAGTACCATCCCTGACCTGTAAACCACCGCCGCTTGAGTCGGGATTATAAAAAGCGCAAAAAGTTGATTTTACACCAGCTTGGACGGATTGACAGGTGCAATTTAAATCTCCTGTGAATTTTCCAGAATTAAAATTAACGGTAAATGACCCCAGCCCACCCCTAGTGACTGATGATACAAGATTCCCGCGGTTGTTTCTAACTGTGCATGGAGAAGCTGTACAATCGGTGTACTCTGTCGATCCTCCAAACTCAAAGGAATACATAACAGGCATCGAACTCCCCGGAGTCTGTACAAATTCAGTTGGGGTTAGGTTGCCTATGAAGGCGTTTTTTCTATCGGGTAAAAACCTAAGGGTTGCTCGAATGATTGAGATAGCAGAGGTTGAGCCAGATTGAGTTCTTAGATAAAGATCATCTCCGGCATTTAATGAAATTGTTTTACACGGGTAAAGCGTCACGCCTGATGATGCGGTCGGAGCCATGCCATTAAAATACTCATTACCCCCACCGTTTACTCGATAATAAAAAGCTGCCCAGTTTGAAGTTCCGGCGGCAACATTCCCACCAGCGCATAATTCATATTCACCCGTTTTATCAATGTCAAATTTATCGTTAGCAGTATCAACTAGACCGTAGTTATCTTTTTCAACAACAAGTTGAAGCAAAGTATCTGCCGTGGCTGTTACATCGGCTGCGGTAATGGCTGCATATCTAGCCTCTGGGTCAACAACAGGAATAAATCTCTTGTCCATTTGGTTATAGTCGGAGCCTTGTCTTGTGACGTGAATATCAAACTCTGTAGCAGTCGCAACAAATGAATTATTATAAGGGGTCACCGTAACGGATGAGGTTGTTGGTGTTCCTTCGCTCGTCATGTAATTTCGCGACACTGACGTGACAACTGGCGCCACTCCAAATACTCCAGATTTAAAGTTGATTGTAGCTACACCGGATGACCAAGAAACAGAATCAATGAAATCGTGACTTTGACTTACTACTGAGTTTGTCGCGGCTATTCTGGCAGCAAACGTATTCTCACACTCCAGCCCATCACACTTAGAGGCGAATACCTTTTGAGGGGAGGGGTAGTAGAAAACCTGTATCCTCATTGGTCTATTATCACCATCAGAGTAAGCCTGGCACGATGTTCCCCCAACGTTGCGCACTTGAAGGTTGATCGTTGTTTCTGACGTTTGAGGGCTATCGTATTTAATAACACCCGTAACCAAGCCAAAGGATTCTGCATTACTACCGTTTCGTTCCTGTGGTGACGAGCTATTGGTTCCGTCTGAAAACCTCCACGAGCAGTTAGCACTGTTACCATAAAGAAGGCCGGATGCTTCAAAGCGGTAAGTACCTGCTGGCATATAAGAAAATTTAATCTGAGGCTTTTGACCATCACTATTTGCCGCTTCTCCATTTGTGGAGTTATACAGCCCTTCGATGGTTCGAGCATTATCATCACAGTCGGCATCGGCTGTAAAGTCGCCAAAACTAGCCGTACTTCTATCCCAAGTACAATTGGTCGTTGCTTGCCACTGAACAGAGCCAAAATCTGAGGCACTAGCAACATCAAAAACATCAGGCTCCGCTGCCCCTGCAAATGTTTCATCAACATAAACATCATCTGTAATTGCAGTATCACACCTTACACGCCATCCGTAAGTAACTGTCCCTGTGGTTCCGTTAATTATATATTGCTTCCACTTATCACTTGAACTGATAGCGACTGTTTGGCTCTGATTGCCGTTGACCATTTCATCAAAGTGACAATCGCTCGCACTGGTTTTAATCCAAGCTGACACGACTCCAGCAACATTTTCATACTGCAAGTCATAGTCAAGATTTGTGGTGTTGCTTGCGTTTGGAGATGCCATAACGCCGTACTGAGTTGCAGATGTTGGGTGGTTTTCCGTACCTATAACTCCAAAGTCGAATAGCGTTGGATAAGAGCCGCCGTTTGCAAAAGCATCAAAGTCTGAAGTGTCGCTCGTAATTATGTATCTAACAGAGTTAGGGGGGTCAGTGATAAGGGCATCGTAAGCAATTACGGCGTACCAGAGGCCACCCCCTGCATCACGCTGAAAAATATTGAACCTTCTAGTGGTCCCTGCGGTAATTGCGCCTGTGTTTAAGATTGACCCCGGCCTGAAGGCTAAGGTGTAAACCCCGTCATAGGTCCCTGTCCCTGAAACAACGATAGAATCATAACCGCCGCCCGTTGCCTTTTCAAGAGTATAGTCTCCGCCGGCAGCACTAAAAGCCATCTTTAAAGAGGCCAAGTTATTATCAGTCGCAAGTTTTTCACCTGTATCTTGTGTAGCCGTACAGCCTGTACAACTGCCTTCGGCCACACCCTGCTCAAAAGAAGGGTCAGAAACAAGTTGAAGCCTTGACCCTCCGGCTCCGCTGCCTATTGCTTGCCAACCAGACCCGTTGTTGTAAACTGGCTTGCTTTGGGTTGTGTCGTAACCAAGAAGCCCAGCAGTATCTGTTAGCAAATCAAGATTTGTTGTTGTGTCGCTAGGTAGCAACAATCTGATAGAATTTGAAGCTGTTCCAAAATTTAGATCAGGCCCCGTTATTGCGGGATTAGTCCCAAATAAAACCACCCCTGACCCAGATTCATCCGAAATGGCAGAGGCAAGCCCCGCCGAGTTTGTTAATGTTCCTTCCTTGCCGTTTAATTGGGTTTGAATTGCGCTTGTAACACCGTCCAGATAACTTAACTCCGTGGTACTTACTGCCGAGTCTTCAACAATCGCGCCACCGCTTGAAATCATAACGAAATTATTACTTAAAGCCGTCGATGAATTTGTACCACCATTAGCAATTGGTAAAATGCCGTTTATTTCCGATGTTAAGTCAATCGTTCCGGCGCTAACTGTTCCAGTAGATGCTTTTAAAACACCCGAGAAAGTTCCAAGAACAATGCCGCCAGAACCGTTGGGGGTTATTGTGAAGTCCCCATTGCTTACTGATGGCGTAACGGTGTCAACTTTCAAGGTTTTTGCGCTAACGTCAAGCAGCGCAATCATTGAAAGAGTTGCTATAACTATTAATGCCTTAAGGCTCAAAAGAAGTGTTTTCAACCCATGCTCCATTTTCATAAATTCTCACTTTATCATCTGTTGTGTTGTAGTACATATCACCGTCTGCCGCAGCCGAGCCTTTAGCGGTAACGTAGGCGGCATCACTTGCATAAGTTGCCAAGCTTGTAGCTGTGACAAATCCCGTAGCCGGGGACGTTGCACTGGTAAAACCGTCTGCGAAATCAATTATCCTACTCATGATGTGACCCCTTTTTTTTCAAATATCTGATAACTGAAAGGATAGTCGAAAACACTAACCCCTGTTAAGTCTGAAGTATTATTAAATATATTTTCATGCTCTTTTATCCATCCCAAATAAGAGGACTCACTAAAAGAATACCCCGAATGGCTTAACTCTAAGGTATAAGTCCCCTTTGACAAATATACAGGATTAGAGAACTCTAATGCTTTCCATAGGTGGGCATAATTGTCTGATGTTGAGAGGTCGCTTTTAATATCAGCACTTGTAAATGTTTTACTTGCGTGAGTAGTTGCGCCCTCTTTCAATGAAAGGGTGAATGTGCCGGAAGGGGAATTATACATAAAAATATATGGCCTAACCGCCGCAATAATGCTTCTTCGGTTAAGATTATAAGTAAAACTCTGGGAAAGTGTTGTTTTTAATTCCTCCACAACCAAAGTTGTCATTTTTGCTCCATTACGCTTAATGTTATATCCCAATAAGATGCCGTTCGCATCTTGGCAGAGGGAGATTTGTCAAATTTATAAAGCCCGTTTAGTCGGTCCTCATCCCCTATCATTGTGTTAGTCCCATCGCCCATTTTTACTATGAATGGCTTAACCGTTCGCCTGTTATCGTACACGTTGAAAATTTGGTCCAGTTCGCTTGTACTCATCACTTGAAACTGTAAATTATCTAAGCTTTTTCTGGTTCCAATATCGTCAATGTATTCTTGGCCGTATCTTGTTTCGGTTCTCTTTTGAAGGTCTTTATTAGTGTAGTTAAACCCGTATGAAACCCCGTTGGTTGTTATCGACTCCGCTTTACCTATGAAAACGTGGGCAAGTTCGCAATATCCAAGCGTGGAGGTTAAAACTAGCCGCCAGTATCTATAAGACTGAGTAGATGAAAGCTCTTTTATTCCGATTCCAAAAGTAGTATCTAGGGTTAATGTGTCGGTAAACGCTGGCGACCCCCATGAGTCCGTGGCGTTTGCTTGTATAGTAACCGTACTAACCCCAAAACCATTTTTCCAGTTATCAACCAATGCAACAAAGTCAACATCCTCGATTGCCCCGAGGTCAAAAACCACGGAATCAGAATTTGAAGTCGATCTATAAACCTTTGTTCTAAAATCATTCTGCAAATTACTTAATGGATACTGAGCATTGACTGTGGACGAACTTAAAGAGGCCCCTTCTACTAGATTATTATATAAAAACTTTATCATGCTGCCCCAAACCCTTCTTCTATTGCTGTCCTATTTGCCCTTGCGATTTCTTTAGAGTCAACCTCTACAATTACCGGGCTTGTTAGTATTGCCGCTCTTAAAGCTCGAATTTCACCAACTAGACCGCCCCCCTGATCGTCGCCTCTCCCTTCTATGAAGTTAAAGAGTCGACCCTGTTGATCGGCATTTAAAACCATTTCGCCCACTCTTACGTTTGCAATGGCATTATCTCGCCCCTGTGTTGCGCCATTAATGCCACCGATAACACCGCCGGATTGAAAACTTCCGATTGTTTGTGCGGCGATTGTTGCCAATGATAAGGCGGTATTTGCCGTAATAAGGCCCTGCATAAAGGCAGAATCAGCGGCAAACTTGGCAGGGGCTAATGGACCCGCGAAAGCAGCGGCAGCAGCGGCGGCGGCAAGCGCGCTCGCCCTAGCTTGTCCGTCAGCAATTAAAACCTGACCAGCGGCGGCGGCTTGATTTAATAAGAACCCCGCCTTTGTTTGTTTTCCAGCTATCGCATTAATTAAGTTCCCGGTATTGGCGAAAAGCCCAACTCTTTGGGAAGCCATTACCTGTTCTAATTTGAAGTCGGCATCGGCTTTTTTCTTTCTCTCTTCTCTCGCCTTATCCTCGGCGTCGAAAAGTTTCTGCTGGGCCGCAAGTTCGTTGTTTACTTCTTTTTCTTTCAGCTTTTTCTTTTCTTCATTATGGACAGCAACCTTTTCAAGCTCGGACGCTCTTTTTTCATCCACTATCGTTTGTAGTTCAGAGAGTCTGGTTATGGCCTCCGCTAAAGCTTCTTCGTCCTCTCCCTTTTTTGAATTAAAAAAGGCATTATAAAGCCAGTCCCCCTCCCCGTCCTTCATCCTGTCTTGTATTTCCGATATTTTCTGCTCTAAAAGCTCCATTTCCTGAGCAATCTGACCGGGTCCTGATGTATTTTCCCCGGAAAAGAAATCCATCCAAAATTTAGCTGGCGTTACAACCAAGAAATTTGCTAATGAAGAAAAGGTTTTCTGTAATTCTGGCCCATTTTCCGAAAAAGCATCAGAGAAATTCTTTAAAACTTCGGTCAATGTTTTGGCCGACGAAATCAGGGCAGGCTTAAAAGCCTTTCCTATTTCACCTTGAAGATTAAAAAAGTTATCTTGTAGCGTAGATAAAACCCCTGATAATGTTTCTGACTGGGATTTCATCCCGTTGAAAAACTTACCCTGTGGCCCAGTTAAATTCTCAATAGCCGTGGTAAATTCTTTAAAAGGGACTTTCCCCTTAGAAATATTGTCCCGAATATCTTTAATTGAAATGCCTGTCTGTTTCGCAAGCTCGGCATAAATATTTATTCCCCTGTCTGCAAACTTATCAAGCTCGACAAGGGTTAGCTTTTGAGTGGAAACAAGGCGACCAAATGGGATTGTAAGCTCATCAATCTGAGCGCCTGCACCTGCGGCAAGGTCCCCAAGGTTTTTAAGTGTTGGGATAACATCAGCCTGAGCGACCCCAAACGATAATAATTGTCTGGTAGATAAAGCCAAGCCCGGAAGCTGAAAGGGCGTCGAGGCGGCAAACTCTTGAAGCTCTTTGAGTTGATCTTGAGCGGCGGCGCTTGACCCTAAAATCGTTTTAAACTGGGTTTCAAATACTTCCAAATCTGCGGCGGCATCTACTAAACCACCGATTGAGTTTGTTATCCCGGAAATTGCTTTGCTTGCGGCAATCGCAGCAAGATTTCCAGCGAATGAGGAAAAAGCCCGATCCATTCTTTTACCGCTTTTTACAGTCTCTCTTTCCAGCTTATCCGTTGCATTAATTACTTTGGATATAGCATTAATCGCTTGCTGTTCCTCAATCGTGAGTTTTACGCTTACTTCGTTTTGTGCCATTTATCGCCTATATTTTTGGGCCTGTTTTTCTTTGATGGCCTGATCTTCCATATATAGATTTTGCACTAAAGACATTAATTCCACAAATTTCGCCGGTTGCTCGGAATAGCTTCCTGGAAAATATAGTTGACCGTTTTGCCATTTTGTTAAAAAGGATATGAAGTTAAAAATCTGAAAATCAAAAAAATTACCGATGCACCTAGAAAAAACCACTTTTGGTCGCCCTCTCATGGAATGGGTCCCGGTGTAAACCTGAGAGTTGCTAACGTCCACGGACCCATCGCAGCCCTGACGCTTTCTGTGGCGATCATCACGATTAGCTAAACACTCACTACAGTTATATTGCAAATTGGTAACGGCGGTGAAGGTTGAAATAATGGATATGTACTCATCCCCGCTTATTGAGCTTATTTCCTCGACTTTTTGTCTAATAAGCCAAACAAGATAGGGAACATCGCCTACACCCTCAGCCCTCCGCTGGGAATCACTTCCAACTTCACCCCCTTGAGAGCTTTTTTAGTTCCAAGATAGGTTAATTTTTCGGGCACATTGTTCCACCTTAATGATTGGATGGCGTGAAATAATTCTTCCCCTAAATTCAAAGAAAAGATTTCGCTGGCGCAATCATCTGTTAAGTAGCCGCTGTCTTCTTCAAATTCTAGCTCGTAAGGCTCGCCAGATTGCGTTTTAACGCCCTCTATTCCTTTAAGGCTATACTTTACATAGGCAAACGAGGAAAGCACTAAATCCTCAATCTCAACGCCCGCTTGCATTTTTTTTTGTTCGCCCACTTTTGATTGTTCAAAAATGTTTAAAGGCTTCAATGTTAAGGTGATTTTTCCGAGCGTGAGTTTTACCCGGTCCTTCATAGATAATATTTTCATAATGTCCTCCTATTTTAAAAATTATGCCATAAAAAAACCCCGAATGGCGACACTCGGGGCTAAAACCAAGTCAGTAGGAGGACTCTTTTGAGGTTTTAAATAAATCCAATAAAAATTGAGTCGTTGCCCGCTGATTTATGCGCCTTAATTTCTAGCTGGTCGGTTGCGATGCCGTCCTGATCTCCGGCGGGAACAGCGGTGATTTTCCCCTGCGGAAGCCACACGGCCACGCACTCGGAAAACTCCCCGGCTGTTGCGCTTGGGTTGAAGGCATAAAAGAATACTGATTTGTCGTCATTATTATTAAAGGCGTCCCATTCTGTGAGGTTTGTGTCGTCCATATATTTGGTTGCTGTAAAGCTGCAAACTTGGTCGGTGATTCTGGAGTTGACTTTTCCCGAAGCATTACACGCGGAGATAAGAAAGGAAAGGGTGTTTTCCACAGTCATTCCTAACTCAGAATATGAGTATTGAGTACCGCCAATATAAAGACAAGCCTCTAAGGCAACGGGAGGCAATGCGTCTGCCGTGAAGTCAGGCGTTGCGGTTTGCGCTGCGTCTGCTCTTTCTAAACTCAGGCCACCCATAGAAAAAGAGGCTTGAGGCAAGCTACCGGCGGTCCAGTTCGAAAGTGAAAAACTAGAGGCTCTTAATCCGGCAACTCTTTGCTGGATAGTGTTTCCGATGTTGTGTTCCATTGAAAGCGAACTACTTGAAGAAGTGTCGCTATAGT